TAACATCCAGTACACGCCGGAGGAGTAATGGGGAAGCGCGAACAGCCGGACGTGCTGGCGCGTCTTGTCGGCGCTGATGGGAAGATCGAGCCTTCCAAGATAGTCTCAACCGCGAACCAGTTGATGCGCCTTGGGATGCTGAGGATGAACCGGGTGCAAGACCCGTTCATCAGAATCAAGAATAAGTACGGGCGCACACCTCGCCGGCGGATTCTCAAACCTGGCGAGAAGGTCGGGAAAACCAGGATAAGTGTTTGCGAATCAATAGCTCATGCAATGGGATTCAGGCCGTGGCTTAGGCCGGACGATCCAGACTACAAGATTTCGATTCGAGTTCCCAACCAGGGATTCATGGGCTGTCAGACAATGGCTCAGTCTGTGTCGGCCAAGATCGAGCCTGAGCTTGCCATGCTCATCCCAGCGCACTGCGCTCCAGACTGGAAGCGGGACACTACCGGAGCATTGAAGTCAGTCACATTGAAGTACGACTACACTGGACGGGCCTGCGGTTCCACTCTCCACGTCCGTTCTTACAATCAACTGGCAGACTCGTTTCTTGGGATCGACTATGACCACTACGGATGGGACGAGCCTCCCCCTCAAGATGTACTGATTGCGGCAGAGAGAGGCAAAGTCACTACAAACGCGCCTTCATGGTTCGCCATGACGCCTCTCTACGGAGCGCCCTACTTCTACGATATGTTCTCCGTGAAGGCGTTCAATGGGGGCGGAGACGATCAGGAAATTGCGATCTTCACCGGCACGACCTGGGACAATTGTCAGGATTATTGTCGGCAGTGCGACGAGTATATTCCGGAAAACGACCCTGTGAACATGGCTGATCCTCACGGGGAGCGCCCGGTGAACAACTGCCCTAAGTGCGGCCTCATCATGGGGTTCATTCCAAGGGCGGGCATCGAAGAGTACGCCAAGCTGTTCACCGATCCAGAGGAGTATGCCGCGCACATTGGCGGCAAGGAAGGCCACCTGAGCGGGCTGGTGTACAAGACGCTCGACCGGGCGGTTCATCTCTACAAGGACTTCAAAATCCCCGCCGATTGGATGCGGATTGAGGCAGTTGATCCACACGACGCCCGCCCGACGCGGTGGTTGTTTGCGGCGGTGAGTCCAGAAGATATTCAGATCAACGGCAAGCCGGCCAATCGAATCTACGTTTATTCATATCTTTTGGCAAATGGGAACGTCGAAGAGATTGCCCGGCAGGTGAAAATGAAACGCGCGGAACACAACTATTCAGAACCGGCGTTCGTGGTGTTGGACGCAAAGTACGGTGCCCGGACGCAGCTCAATGATACCTCGTGGGAAGATGAACTCGAAAAGGCGGGAATCGGGCGCATACGGTTGTCGCACTCTGAGGCGGGCGACATTGCTTTGGGGCACAAGCGGGTGAAAGAGTACCTCCAGCCGCACTACAGCGCCGTGAAGAGCAAGGAGATACCGGCGCTCCTTTTTGCCGAGGAGGGCTGTCGGGGTGAACGGGGAGTTTGGCAGGACATGAGCAATTATATGTGGAAACCGGGAACCGATAAGCCGGAGGAGGGGTACAAGGACATGGCCGATTGCGTTCGCTACCTCTGCCTTGAGCAGCCGGTTTACCAGCCTCCAAATGAGACGGTTGACCTCATCGCGCAGTTGCTTGCTGCAAGAAATGACACAGACTACAACCCCCTGAGCTACGGGTTACGGAGTGCTCAATCATGAAAAAGGAACCGAACGATCCACGGCCTATCAGAGGCCAGGCCACAAAGATCAACGTGAAGCTTCTTGTGGATTTGGTGCAGGCTATCAGGAAACGGAGAGCCGAATGAACATTAAAATCTGGCAAACTTTTTATCGGCGTATGCGGATGATGGTATATGGGAAAATGGTGAAAGCTAGGTTCCCAGACGACCGTAATTTACTTGCATACCTTTCTGAATTTCACAGAGATAAAGGCCCTAAGACTGCATATATATACGCTTCAACGGATTTCGTAGCCACGAGTGTTCTACAGATGCTGGGAGATTCAGATTGTGGGCACTACTTCATCGAGTCTGACTTTGTGAACCTGGTGGTGGCGCAGGCTACGGAGTTGCCTGGCAATGCTATACTTACGGCTTCTGATTACATCACGCCGCGTGGTTTTGTGGCTTTTGAGAAGCCTATTTTAATAAACGGAACAGAGGTATCTTGGTTAGTATGGAATTTTTGTGGTGGGGTGGATGTGCAAACGAGTAATGGCCGTCAATTGGGCCTTCAGAACATGACTGCGGTTGCCTTCTATACTAATAACTTCCACATAGATACAGGAGAACCCTTTGGAGATTATCAAACCGCAACCATTGCAGAAGACTCAACTTGTGACGGAAGAATAGAAGTAGAAGAGTTCCACGAGGATGCTTTCAGCGAAGCGGCAATATACAGGAGGAAAGTATTCTTTACGCTCATCGCTCTTATGAATCAGCACATCGCTCTGCGTAAGCCGGTAGAAACGGATCATCGAACGCGAATCGAGATTGCAAAGGCAATTAAGGTTGGCGTTAATATCAATGAAGTCCAGGTCGTGACACTTAGAAGACCAGAGAATCCGCATGTACCGGGAACTGAAGCACACCGGGAATATCAGTGCCAGTGGGCGGTACGTGGGCACTGGAGACAACAGCCATATAAAACAACAGGAAAGATCAAGCCATTGTTCATAGAGAGTTACATCAAAGGCCCCGTAGATAAGCCGATGAAAGCCCCCAGTGAACTGATTTTTGTGGCGAGGCGATAATGCAGAAGAGGAGCACAAATGCTTGAGATAAAGCCAGTCAGCTACGCGGAAATCCTCGACGCGCCCAACTCGGCAGAACTGTTGGACGCCTACGCGAAAGACTGCGTCGTGCCCGACTACAACCCTCAGCGCCAGATATACGAGGCAATGGAGAACTCAGGTGCGCTTTACTGCTTCGGCGCGTATGTGAATGATGTTCTCGTAGGATTTGTCTCTGTGGTTGCAGGCGTTATGCCGCACAATGGGAAGCGCACGGCGACGATTGAAAGCCTATTCGTTTTGCCGTCTCACAGAGCAACTGGAGCGGCGAGAGAATTGATGACGACCGTCGAAAGGGTATCAGCAGTTACAGGGTGTGTGGCGCTCGTGTACACGGCCAGGGTGGGAAGTCCTTTGGAGGTGGTTCTATCGCGCCGCCCCGGTTGCAAGGTCAGCCATACCATGTTTACGAGGTGGCTATGAGCGCATTGACGGCACCTTTACCGATGATCCCAGCTTCGCCAGCCGTTATCGCTCAACTGGACGAGATAAACAAAATCATTCTATCCTGTCCACAGATCGAACTCGCGACAGAGCATCTCTTCCACGGTGGAATGTACGCGAGAACCATCAGGCTTGAACCGGAAACAAAGATGATGGGTTCGCTTATCAAGCTGGCAACCGTGCTTATCGTTCACGGCGATTGCTCAGTGCTGATCGGCGACCAGAGGGTTGAATTCACCGGATACAATGTCATACCCGGATGTGCGGGCAGAAAACAGTTCTTTTGGACTCATGGGCCTGTTGAGATGACGATGATTTACCCGACGGATTTTGCTACAGTAGAAGAAGCCGAGGATGAGGTTTTCGCCGAAGCTGACCAGTTGATGTCGCGCCGTGATGGGAGCGGTGATACTATAGTGGTTACGGGAGAATAGGATGGCAGGAAGCATTTCAGCAACCACGGCATTGATTATCGGCGCGAGCGTTTCGGCGGCGGCGGCTGTTGGTGAGGGCATCTATGCGGCTGTCAGCAAGCCTTCCACGCCCAAGGCTCCCACTCAGGCACAAACCAATGAACAGACGGCTCAGGCGGCCCAGGCGTCGGCTTTGGCTCAGGCTCAGGCATTGACACAGCGCCGGGGCATGGCAAGCACAATGCTGCAAAGCCCGATGACCAGCGGTAATGCTACAGTAGGGAAAGCAACTCTGGGGGCATAATGGCTTCTGTCGGTCTAGCCTCGCCTTACATGGACTCCGGGGGATATGCACCCTCCCGGCTCAACGACCGCTCCGCCGACGAACGAGCCAAAGATGCACAGAAATATCTACAAGTCCTTGCACAAGAAAGACTTCCGTGGGAATGGATGGTGGACAACATCATCGCTTACGTGGCCCACGGCAGGCGGGGCGTGCAAGACAAGGATTTGTGGCCAGGTCAACCTACCGGTCTTGAGATTTTCGCCGACTCCGCCATGCTTGCCCACAACACTCTGGTCAAGGGTATGGTGGGGTATCTCTGTTCTCGCAATCAACCTTGGTTTGGGCTGGAACTTCCAGGCAAACTGAACTTTTCGCGCACAAGCCGGATGAGAGCATGGACTGGAAAGCGAACTGATTCCTATCCGGAAGTCCAGCGGTGGATTCAGAACTGCCAAGATGTGATGTATTCAGCGTTCAACCGCAGTAATTTCTACGACGTGGTGCCGGAATTCATCGGCGACGGGTCTGCTCCAGGCACAGCCCACTTGCTGATCGAAGAGGATGTTTCTACGGCAACTATCATCTTTACCGTTCCCCATTTCCGGGAGTGCTTCATCGCAGAAAACCGATTTGGTCAGGTCGATACTAATTATCGCGTCTGGAAATGGACCTTGCGCCAGTTTGTTCAGAAATTTGGCCTGGACGAAATGAAGAAGGCAGACCCAAACTTCGAGCATGACTACGAAAGCAATATGCACGAGCAGCGCGAAGTTCTCCATGCGGTCTATCCCCGAAAAGATTATGATCCAAGGCGCATGGACGCGAAGGGAAAGAAATGGGCCTCCGATTGGGTGTATCGAAAGGGCGGAAAGATTCTCGGCGCTGATGAAGATCAGGGGTTGAAGATGCTGTCCGAGGGCGGCTACGACTCCATGCCGATTCTGAGTTGGAGGTGGAGGAAGAATTCAGACGAAACCTACGGACGCTCACCGGCGCACGACGCTTGGGTCGCTATAGCTTTGGACAATCAGATGGGGAGAACCAATCTGATTACTGCCCAGAAAGCGGCAGAGCCTCCGATGGTGGCGTATGAGGACCAGCGGGGAAAGATTCAACGCGGCCCAAACGGTTTTACATTCATCCCCACCAACCGTGGCGACATTCGCCAGATCATGCCTCAGCCTTTGACGACCGGCGTTCAAAACCTTCCCTTCAATACGGAGTATCAGAGCAAAGTCGCGCAGATCATCAACCAACACT